TTATACAAAATGATTATTATGACACGACACGATATAGACGATGTAGTAGCACGTTTGGCACTTCCACGTGACCACGAAGGATATTACGTCGATGCGTTTGGTAATAGAGTTTCATTCAATGGAATCAGAACAATCAAACCCGCATTTACCAAATTAAATCTAACAAATGAGCATGCAGAAGAAATTTTTAAATGTGCAATGAGTTTTCAATATTTCAGGGAAAACTATTGTATCATCTTGACAGATAAAGGTTATGCACGACCACAACCACGTGATTATCAAGCAAGACTTGAAGGTGATTTACTTGATAATAAAAGAAACTTGGTATTATTTGGTAGACAATCAGGAAAGACTGTAACTGTTGCAACATACATCTTATGGAAATCATTATTTTATCTAGGCGATGAAATGACCATTGGAATCGCAGCTAATAAACAAGGTATGGCGATTGAGGTACTTGATAAAATAAAAAATATATTTGTGAATTTACCTTTTTGGTTAATGACAGGTGTAAATTCATGGAACAAGAAAACTGTTGAGTTTGAAAATAAGGTACGTATATTAACAAGTGCTACTAATGGTGACTCATTTCGTGGTTTTACATTGGAATTGTTATATATCGATGAGTGTGCATTTATCCGTCCTACAATCTGGCAAGATTTTGAGGATTCTGTCTTCCCAACGGTAACTGCTGTTGAAGGTTCTCAAATTATTATATCAAGCACACCAAAAGGTATGAATCATTTTTATAACATGGTTCAAGGTGCAAGATTAAACACCACTGGTTATGTTTTATCTGAGATGGAATGGGACGAGGTTCCTGGTCGTGATAAGAATTGGCGTGATAACATTATAGCTGATAAAGGTATTGCATACTTTAATCAAAACTTTGGTTGTGTTGGTGAAAATTCTATTATAAATATATTTGATACATTAACTGGTGAATATATAGATATAACAATAAAGGATTTCTATGAGAGATTATACAATAATTAAAGAAAAAACCAAAAACAAACATATTTTAGAAAAAAATAATGATGGTGATGTATATGATGAGAAAGAATTATTAAATATTATTGATTTTAAAGACCTTGACATGTATTTAAAATCTGGCGGGCACAGAACAATGATTAAAGATAATCCTAAATTATATAGATCTATTATTAGACATACATCGTTACTTAATAATGGAAAAAATATAACATTACGTGCAAGAATAATATTTTTAAAAGACCAGGAACAACAAATATATTGTAATTGTAATTCAAGAATAAAATGGGACTCTGTAGATTTTAGATTTATAAAATGGTGTCCATCATGTAAGCCAGCAACAAATTCAAAAGATTTTTTTATTCAAAAATATGGTTTAGATGAAGGTACCACAAGATATAACGAGAATTGTTTGAGTCAGTCTAATATATCTAAAGGAAGAAATACATTACAGTATTTTGAAGATAAATTTCCAGGAAACGGAAATTTAAGATATGATGAATATTGGGATAAAAACTTTTCTAATAGGAATACTTCAAGAAATTATTCAAAAATATCTCAAGAGTTATTCTGGAAAATTTATGATAAAATGGATGATAAATCTGAGATATTTTTTGAAGAGTTAAATTATGAGAAACATATAAATTTAAACAAATATGATAAATTAATATTAACTAAAAACAAAGTAAGAATAAATTTAGATTTTATGTATCTAAATAAGATAATAGAATTTAATGGGGGTTATTGGCATAACACCCCAGAAGTCTATAAAAATGATATTTCAAGATATAATATATGTAAATCTAAAGGTTATGATATTTTATTCATAAATGAAAATGAATATAAGAATAATCCTAACGAGACATTATCAAAATGTATAAGATTTTTAGATGCACCTACAGGTATTATTAATAGTAGATATTTAATAAAAACGTCTGATGGATTATCTCCTTTCGATGGTATTAAAAAAATACTAAAAAATACAATTATATTTGAGTTGGAAAAAAATTCAATAACAGTATCTATAGATCATATGTTTGTTATCAATGATAAAGACGTATATGCACGAGATTTAATTATAGGTGATTATCTTGAGTCTATTACTGGATTAGAAAAAATTATAGATATAAGAATTGGGGATGCTGAGTATGTTTATGATATTTTACACACATATAACCACAATTATGTTGCAAATAATATAATAAATCATAATTGTCAATTTGAAGGTTCTGATGATACGCTAATATCACATCTTGCATTACAGCGTATGGTTCCAGTGCCTCCATTGCATGTAAATAAATTCATTGATGGCTTACGTGTTTATGATATGCCTGAGGAAAAATCAAAATATATTTGTGCTGTTGATAGTGCTAAAGATGGTCTTGATAAAATTGCTATTCAGATGATAAATGTTACAAAATTCCCATTCATACAAGTGGCATCTGCAAATCTCGATATAAGTTATCTTAAACTTGCTGGTCCTCTAACTGAGTTATGTAAGGAATATAATAATGCATTTTTAGTTGTAGAAAATAATGAAGGTGCAGGTCAATCACTTGTAGATTCTGTTACGAACACATACGAGTATGAAAATGTATATAAGGATGCGCCCGGCAAAGACGGAAAAATGCGTAGATATTTTGGGTTTAGAACAACGTCACGTTCACGTAAGGTAACATTAAGTTTATTACGTACATTTCTTGAAAATGATAGATTAATACTAAAAGATCATGCAACTATTGATGAATTCTATCATTTTATCGATATTAAAGGAAAATATCAAGCGGATGATGGTTATCATGATGACCTTGTAATGGCACTTGCTATTTCATTTGCACCTATTAAAGATATAAGAAATCTTGAAGATCAGAAAAAATTTATTGACTCGTTATTTGAGGAAATGGATGAAGATGAGGAAGATACAACTTTTGAAGAAGTATTCGCATTTGGTTCATTTGATGAGATAGATGATAGTATTCACAGAAATGAATTCGCAGATTGGAATTCATATCGTGAATCTGAAGATAGATATGTTGATAGCAATTTTGGTTAAGGAATCTTTGGTATAAGTGTAAACACATTTCTATTAATCGTATCACCGAGTCCTAACTCACCATTACCATTCCATCCACATGCCCAGACGGTTCCATCAGATTTTTCAATGAAAGTGCTTTCATTGCCCGTAGTTATTTTGCTTGGTGATATTATATTTGGTATCTGGGTGAATACAGTTGTATTCATTTCATTCCCTAAACCAAACTGTCCAGAATCATTATATCCACAGGCCCATACGGTTCCATCAGATTTTTCAATGAAAGTACTTTTATTTTCAAATTTTATTTTATTTGGGTGATTAAATTCTACTGGTAATTGTGTAAACACATTTCTATCAAGAGTATCACCTAAACCTAACTGACTAAAGTCATTATATCCACAGGCCCATACGGTTCCATCAGATTTTTCAATGAAAGTGTTACCACCACCTAATGCTATTTTATTTGGATTATTAAATTCCGTAGATAATTGTGTAAACACCTCGGTGCTAAGATTATTACCTAACCCTAACCCACCGGTACCATTCCATCCACAACCCCAAACAGTGCCATCATTTTTTTCTATAAATGTATGATTATACCCACATGCAATTTTACTTGGATTATCAAATTGTGTATCAATTTTAGTAAATACATTTCTATTAATCGTATCACCTAAACCAAGTTGGCCTCTGTAATTATATCCACAGGCCCATACGGTTCCATCAGATTTTTCAATGAATGTATACCAACCGAAAGATACGATTTTCCTTGGATTAGTAAATAAATCCCATTCAGTGCTCAGTTTAAAAAATATGGTTTGTACATCATTACTACTATTAATCTGTATCCATGTTTTATTTTTAGTGGAATCTGGGTTAACTGGTATTTCAACACTAACTACAGTTGTAGTACTCGATACAGTTGATAAAAGGGATATTGGGAATGCCTGAAATTGATTGACATCATCAACTAATACATCTACACCACGAGGTGATTTTGTAAAAGTTTTAATTCCTGCGACTGCTGCATCCGTATCAAGTTTAACACGATTTATATCAAGTTGATGAAGATTATCATCCATCTCACCTGCAGAAAGAAACGTTCCTTTATTACGCATTAATGTAATCATATTTACCTCACTGAATTGTAATGTATTTAACTAACCACACATCAGTTTCATTATTTAAAGTACATTTAACTTTTAATGTTTGCTCTGCACCTTTTAAATTTTCAATGGTAAAGGTACTCTTATTCTTAATAGTTTTCTTTGATGTTTTTTGTCCACCAATTTTTATTGTTTCAGGATTTTTATCTTGTTGTTTAACATATGTTGAGCTAAAATGATCAATATCATCAATAGGATCTTCAATGATAAGATGAAATTTATATGATGTTTCCCCTTCATTCAATGAAAATTTACCTGATTGTTCATCAAGGGTGCAGTTTACACCATTTACAACTAGGAACACTAATCCCATTTCTTTACGTGCAAAATCGTAAACGGGAAAACTATCCAAATAATCATCAACACACATAATTGCTAGTTGATAATCTTCCTTTGAAACCTTACCAAGATTTACTTCTTTTAACCCATCATTATGTGATACAGAAACTGGGAGATGTTCAGAGTACATATATCCTTTTATAATCCCTGATTGTTCATTAACAAAAATCATCAAAGATTTATTTTCATCGTATTCATCAACAAGTATTGATCTTTGAGATTCGAATAGTTGTTGAAACGAGTTTCGTTCCTCTTGTGTTTCATATAATTTAATCATTATTTTTCCTCTTTTAGAAATTTTTCAAGTAAGGTATCGCAGTAATTACATTCATTACATTTGTTCTTACAATTTACTGTGTGTTCAAAAAAATTATACTCATCTAGAACATATGCATTAACAGTTTTGTAAATGTAATGAGGATTGGTATCCAATGCAACGGAGAGTGATATATTTTTATTATCAAACATATAAGCTTTCAATCGTGATCTCACATCCTCTAGTGGTTTTCCTCTACATGCGATTTTGAAGTAATTGATACCCATATCACGATATTTATTGATATATCCTGGAACGATAAATGGAGATTTCAATGTGAGTGATTTATCACTTTCAAAATCTGAACCACACGTGAGTACAGAAAAATTATTGTTTTTTGTTAAGTCATGATTTGATAGTGCATCATCACAAAACTGTTTATAAGGACAGTTTGCAATACATCCTTCGTTAACAAGCAATGTGGTAGTTATATCATTGTTTTTACAATATTGTATAATTTTTTCTAATTCATCTTTATTTCTGTTTAGTGATCGATCTAACATAATATGTTTAAATTTAAAAAATGAAACATATTGAATAACATCATCTAACGTTTTCAATTTATTATTAACTGAATTTTTTATGACAATTTTTTTATTCAATTCTTGAAACTGATGTGATCTCATTACTGCTGTATTGTTTATTGTTAACATTTCAACACCAAGGGTATCAATAATGTTAATAATATTGTTCAATCCATCATCTGAATAAACATCCTCATTATATGTTGCACCATTTAATACCAAATGAAGTTTTATGCCTTTTGATTGAATCTTT